GCCACGATTAGCGCTTACCCATCGCAACGATATCCAGTTTGGATACACCAACACGCCAGTCTTGCAGCACATTGCCGGTGTACTTCACTTTGACAAGTCGTCCAGAGAAACGCACATCAGTTGGCTGCGCCGCTGGGTATGGTCCATGATTCGTTTCAGTTGCCATTGGATAGAGCCGAGACTTAAAGCTCACCACCACCTCACCCAAAGTTTGCTCATCAGGTATGACTTGGCGTACAGACATGATGTTGTCACCCTGTCCAATCTCCAATGGTCCAGACTCGGCATACAGTACGCCTGAGTCATAGGCATAGCCCACCTCATGCTCATAGATGTAGCCGTCAGACGACACCATCAGTGGCTGCAAATAGACACCCCTGTCAACGCCTGCTGTACGCGCCAAAGAGCCAATGTTCCAGTGATTCTCGCGGTAGTTGAAACTTACGTAACTGTCCACTTCGTTGCTGGCGTTGGATGGGTAAAACCACCACACTTCACCATACTTGCTATTGTGTACGGCATACACCTTTGAGACTTGGTTGTAGTTCATATTTTGAAATACATAGTCAGAGACATCGCAAGGCAAAGGCTTGACATAGCCATCAAATGTCCAAAAGCCTGATGTACTCATCCACAGCGCGGCAGTGTCAATGGCTGCTACGGCCTGCGCTGAAATTAAACCGCATCCACTTGCAGCCTTTTCAAATGAGTAAACATAAGGCAGGCCGACATAGGTGGCGGTGTGTACATCAACATCAGTAAACAGCAAGTTAATGCCGCGCACCTTTTTGCCTGCTTTCAATGCGCCAACTGTTTGCAGCTCAAAGTCACCCGCCTGACTGGTGGCTGATGGTGTCCAGTTTGTGTCAGATTCCTGATCGCACCACTTTACTAGCCGAGGGTTGCTTGACGCACCCAAGGCAAAGATAAAGCGCTCGGCAGTAGACATTACAGCCGCGCAGCCTGTTGGTGCGTTGGTGATAACTGCCGCAATAGTTGGCGTTGCAAAATCCAACTGCCACTCATAAATCTTGCCATCAGCATTTGAGCAGGCAATCAGGTACTCGCCAAAGGTGTCTAAGCTCCAAGTCGTTGCCGGCGTCACAGAGCCTGTATCTGGACGCGCCACGCCATAAGCAAAGTTTCCATAGGTGGAGTACCCATAGCCGGTCTTTGTGGCAGCATCAGCTATGCCTACTGTAAAACTTGTTGGCGTGATGTCTTTGAGCACGCCAGCCTCGTTCATTGCAAATAGCTTTGAGTGCGTGCCGGCTGCAATCCATCTGTCTCCACTGTTGTCACGCCAAGTGAGTAAGCCTCGGCATGAGCCTGTCAACTGACTAGATGAGCGCTTGCGCCAGCCGCCAATGGGTCTGAGAGTGTTCTCATACCAACGCACAAGGTTGGCGTCAAACCATCTGCCAGCAGACTGATACTCAGTGCCGTTGCGGTATACGCCTGGTGGGATTTTGAGAGGTATGAGTGCCATGGCTTAATTATGCGGTTTCTGTAGACAAATTGGACACGAATGTGAGAGTGGCAATGACTGATGGCACTGCCGGTCTGGTGGGTGTGCTGCTGGCTGCAAAGTGCTCAATGCTGACGCTAGTGCTTGTTGGCCGCCACATGATCTCTACATAGTCATTGGCCGACAGACTAACAAAGAAGTTCAACGCGGCAATTAAGTGAGATGGATCACCTGATGATTTTCTTTGTGATAGATGAAATCTGCTGTTTGATTTGTCAATGTTTGTGCCGTTCTTGCGAAACCATACATCCACATCTTGGCCGTCATTGGTGGTGTTCTTGAATTGGATGCTGAATTGCAAGTTATATAAACCAGCCTGAGACACATTGAGTCTTGACGAATTAGACAAGGTAACGCCATTGCTGAAGTCGGTAGTGTCAAAGGTGATGGCGTAGGCTGTGGTGGTGTTGGCCGCCGTCTGATCTGTGCCGTCTTGAAACGCCCCATATGGGTTGTTGATGTACTTTCCACCACGCGGTCCGAGGATCGTTGCAAAGACTGCCGTTATCTTATTGAAGTAGACATTCAAGCCGCCAAATGATGTACCAAAGAAGCCTTGATCATAGGCAGGCGCAGGCGAGCCAAGGTTTGGCTGCGCCGGTGTAGTTATCTGCTGACCAAGGTTTAGTGCCAATTAAGCCACCAGGCCATTTAGGTAGGTTGTCTTGCCTGCAACCTTGGTGGCCGTCAGTGACTGAGCCTTAAGGTTGGATGGTGAATATGAGCAATGCACCCACCCCGCATTTGGATCATCCCCGCCTGGCACCCAAAACTCCAATATCAATTGCGTGTATTTGAGATTGGCTTCAATCCACTCTGCCAGCTCGGGATTAGGTACGCCATCAATCTCAAAATCGCAGGCTTGGCCCTTGCAATGGTCTGAGGTGGCCGATCCTCCGGCTGCCTGATTCAAAGCACTACACCTGAACCCAGAGGATATTTTCACTGGTTTGCCAAAGTGATCACGCACTGGCTGCAAGATGTTTTCGCAAAGCAAACGCAATGACTCTATTTGTTCTTGATTTGGCGTGTTGTCAATGTCCAAGCGGATTGCAGTCTCGGACTTGGTGAGTTCATTTAAGGTGAAGTTTTTTGATAAGTTCATTTCATGTTCCTTAAGGTTTCGTAGGTTTGGATGCAGGCGTTGAGCTTGCGGATGGCGGTGTCTCCTTCACTGGCGATGGCGACAAGATCGTCAGCAGTCTTTCTGTCAAGTTCGGCTGATGCTTCTCGGCTGTTATTTCCAGCGGCAATGGAGGAATCACTGGTGGCTGATAAGGCGCACTCGGCGGCTTTGACAGGGATGAACAGCCTGCGCTCGCCAGTAGCAATATCAGCACGCAACTTGTCTTCTTTAGCCTTTGCAACATTATTCGCCTTTCGTAATGTTTGTCCATAAGTCTGCGCCACTTGTACCATTGCCTGCTCAGTCTCTCTTGCTTTGGCATTTAACGCCGCAATCTCAATCTGCTGGCGCGTGTACTCGTCATGCTCACCCTTGAAGTATCCACCGCCAAATGATGACAGCACCGCCATCACGATACCAAGGATTACCCAAGGATTGAACAGGCTCATCCTTCAGCCTTGCCTCGGACATAGGCTTGTGCGGCCATGAATGCCACCACAATTGTTCCCATGGCGGCGCAGTAAGTAGTAGTCAGCCCACTCAATGCATTGACCTTTTCAAGCGTAACCAAAGAAGAGGCCATGAAAGCAATCAAGGCTGGCGGCGCACCAAGTGCAGCCCACGCCATAACTCGCTGCTGGTCGGCCATCTTGTCCATGTTTTCAATGGTGATCATGCGCTCTGATCTAGCCAATTCAGCGTCAGTGACTACGCCATCATGGTCAGTGTCGAATTGGTTGTAGGCTGAATCTTTTTCTAATTGCTTACTCATCCCTCTTCTCCTTTCGCTGTTGTTGATCGATTTGTCGTCTGAGTTTTTCTAGCTTTTCCAATTGCAGTTTCGCTTCGTTCTTCACCTCAAGGATGTCGATGTACAGCATAGCCCCAAGCGGAAGCAGGAGAGCAATCAATACACAAGCAGCCACCCATCCCACTATGTCTTCCTTAACTGACTGACGAACAGGAGCCACAGCCACAGGTACAGGAGGAATATAAAAGTCGCTACTAGGTACGCTACTTTTAGCTGGAAGTTTCTTTCTTCCTCCTTGCGTTGCCATAACTCCTGCCTGTTTTTTGCTTCCTGTTTTAGTCTAGCTTTTTCCTGTTCCTCCAATATGACTTCTCGCATTTCGTAGGTCTGTGAATACAGATCAGCAAGGCCAGGCGTTTGGTACACCATGATCTCTCGAATTGTTGTTGAGAGTTCTTCCATCTGCTGCCTACACATCACGCGATTCATCGCGCTTTCCATCATCTGTGCGTTGCTAACGCTGGGATCGTAGACCTTGGCCTTCTCCTCCTCAGTTCTCAAATACTCAGTAAGCTGATCCTGCAAAGACCAGAATTTACTGAGCTGCTTGATGATGTCGGCCAATCCCTCTGTCTCGTTGTAGGCAACGAATTTTTCCTTCTTTTTCGCCACAGGCTTTGTGCTTGCGGCTGGCTCTGCACCGAATAACTTTTGCAACCAAGACCTAGCAGCCTTGGCATCCCCGACAACTTCTTCAACTGTACTTTTGACTTCAAGAAAATTTGTCTTGGCGTCACGATACATAGAGCAAAGCTCAGTAATCCCCTTAACACAGGCGTTAGCAGCGAAAAGGATTGATATGGGGTCCACATCGTTACATCCCCAACAGCTTCTTCACAATGTCGGCGGCCACGCCTGGTCCAAACAAGATGGCGGCAATGACGATATAGAGCTGAATCTCAATCTTCTGCATCCTGCCCTTGCCACTCTCCAGCTTCTCTTCGATGGATTTATATCTCTCATCGCAGATCGCCTGATGGACGGCAAACTCCTTTTCTATGGAATCGCTCACCAAGGCATCCCTGTTGCAGTTGTTGGGTTCTTCTGTGCAGCAATCTGTGCCGTCAATGAAGCCTCAATTACTTCCTCGCCTAGCTTGTCTTTAACCCACTCAATTACTTGAGCCATGGTCAAAGATGCGTAGGGGGTTGTTGGTGTACCAGCTTCAAAGCTGACAGTGCCGTAGGTGGATGCAGAGAATTCACCATCTACTTTGCTTACGTTGTAATGCACAGTAGTGACAAATCCGTCAGAGGTGTTGCGGTCAAGTTGGTTGATTGTGTAGGTTGTGGTCATGATTTTTCCTTAGTTAGATTCAAGTGCTGCAAGGCGTTTGCGAAGTGATTGGATTTCAGCCCACATAACAGGGATAAGAGCAGAGGCATCCATTTGTTGATAAACAGGATTTCCATCTACATCTACAGCGTCTTTTTCACCAGTGTGTGCATAGTCAGGCGTTTCGTGAGCAATAAACATTGGGCGCTCTTGTGTTGCACCTTTTATCTTGCCCATATAAACAGGAGTTGCATCAATCAATGCACCGCTATCAGTTACAGGGCCGCTGATGTCTTTTGCACGGTAATCAGAGGTTGTGTTGTATGCGGTTAGGCCACCAGCACGGTTATAAGAAATAGTGCCACGAGATGTAACAGATGTTTCTGTAGAAAAATTTGCAAATACATTGTTTCCTGAAGTTGCGTTATTCCAAAAATTAGAACATTCATAATTAAATGCAACAGATTTTAAAGTCGCAGGAACAATCGTACTTGTGCCTAAAACATATAAACGAGAATTTGAGCCAGTTGCGTTTGCTGTGTCCCCCACCAGCAAGTTACCGCTGGAGTCGATACGGGCTCGTTCTGTTGCGTTTGTGTAGAAAGTAATTGGGTCAGATGAACTTGAATAAACAACAGTAGCGTTTGCTGCACCAAAGAACGAACCGCCAGCATTGTCTCGCCCAAAGTAAGAACTGCCCGATGTGTTTTGACATTGCCAAGCTGAATGACCTGTGCCTGTTGATGCCAGTAAAGCTCTAGGGTCGGCGGCAGATGCGTGAATCCGTTGGCTAGGGCTTGTAGTACCAATACCCAAGTTACCGCTTGCATCAAGCGTCATTGCTTGGGTGAAAGTTATGGCGTTACCTGCTGTGCCTGAGGCGGCTGTGTACCAAGCGTGAGTTCCTGCCCCCTGCGAGTAAATAGTTGCAAATCCAGTATTTTGGTAAATGTCTTGATTGCTTGAATTTACAAACCAATTGCTAGAAAAGTAATTATTGTTGTTGTCAGTTCTTCCAGCAACAGCGGTAGCATTACCAACTTGGAATGCTTTGTAGTTTGACTTCCAAGCACTAGGAGTAACACCCAAGCCCAAGTTACCAGCACTATCAAACCTTGCGGCCTCTACACCGCCCTCAGAGAAAGCAATGGTGTCAGCAGCAGGAAAGAAAATACCCGTGTTGGTGTCCCCATCATTGGTGATAGATGGTGCAGCGGCAGAACCATCTGCAAACTCAATAACTGTTGCAGAGCCAGTGACACTCAATGTGCCAGCAACGCTCAATGTCTTACCAGCGCCGACATTTAAGCCAACAGATGTGCCTGTGCCGGCTGCTGCAAAGACAGCGTCCACGCTGTCCAAGTCGGTATTGATCTTCGTTCCCCAGGTATCTGTTGACGCACCGACCTCTGGCTTTGTAAGTAGTAAGTTTGTGGTAGTTGAATCTGCCATGCTGAAATCTCCTATGCGGCCTGTTGCCAAGTGATTGAATTGTCTGCTAAATCAGACCAACTTTCTGATGTGTCTGCAACTGGTGACCAGCTCTCTGATGTATCTGGAACAGCACCCCAACCATACCCAATGATGATGCCAGCAGCGCCAATAGACTGAACCCCAATTATCCCTATGGATATGACATTTGATACGCTGCCAACAGCGCCGGTTGCACCATTTCCTGTGATTGCTTGGAAAGTGATGACCTCTGATGGCATCGTTTCCACAGCACCAGTCGCAGCATTGCCGGTAACCGCCTTGGTACTTGTCAGGCCAACAGTGCCAACAGCAGCTGTAGACGCATTACCTGATACATCAACGGCAGCAGACTGAGTGACACTGCCAACTGCCAGGCTTGACGCATTGCCTGTAACTGCATTGGTTGATGTCGCTAAGACCGATCCAACGGCGCTAGTGGCTGCATTGCCTGTGATAGCAACAGATACAGTTAATCCGACTGTGCCGACATTGCCGGTGGCAATCGTCCCATCCTCTTGGATTGATCTGTCGGCCAGCAGCGTGCCAACAGCGCCAGTAGACGCATTGCCGCTGATAACGACATTGCCTATGCCATACGCACCTAGACCATAGTAGCCAGAACCATATGCAGCCATACCGCTGCCTTAGTTAAGCCAGCCTGATCAGGCCAGTGCTTGCATCATTTGTCGGCATGGTCAAGGTGAATGTTCCAGCAGTCACAGTCTGACTG